AATTGATAGGCAGAACTGTAAGTGAAGAGCTTCCTGAAGCAGTTCCTGCGACAGAACAGGAACCTATACTTATTGCGGCTTCATCCGGAGCAATTCCTGCGACAGAACAAGAACCAGTTCTTGCCCTTGATCTGACAGATACAAATCATAATAAGTCAAACAATAAAAACAAGACAAGTAAAAAATGATTAAATACAGCTTGACAACAATAACACCTCCACCTATCGAACCTATAACGGTTGACACTGTTAAATTGCATACTCATATCGATCATGATGTCGAGGATGCAATTATTCTGAAGTGGATTCGTTCTGCTGTCAAGCAGGCTGAAGATTATCAAGGCAGAAGTTATATCAACAGAACCTTTTGTATTTCTTTTGACAGTTTCCCTGAGTTACCTTTTTCTTTTCCAAAAGCACCGCTTGTCAGCGTCGAGAGTGTCAAGTGCTATGATTATATGAATACAGAGACAGTAATGTCCTTGAGTGATTTCTTTGTTGACTCAGAGAGCACTCCGGGACGTATCTGCCATGCATACGACTGTAGCTGGCCGGCAGTGACATTACGAGAAATACAATCTGTGAAGATACAGTTCACAGCCGGGTATGGCAGCGATATGGATAATGTCCCCCCTACTGTGGTTGAAGCGATAATGCTTTACTGTGCATACCGCAACGAAAACCGCGCTGACGAAAGCGAAGGTTTACCAAAGGGTGTAAAGGATATTCTTTTCCCGGACAGGTTGTGGAACTCATGAACAGAGAGGGCCGCAAAACCGCGTCTACAGAGCGTAGACATGTAATATATTTTCAGGCAAAAACAAGCCTTCCCGATGGTCAAGGAGGATTTGTTGATACCTGGACAGATATTGCGCCAGCAATCTGGGCTGCTGTTATTCCCGTCCGTGCCGATAAGGTCGCGGAATTCAGATCGCATAATGTTCATGTGACTCATTATGTCAAGGTGTCTGGATACACTGATGTGTCTGAACTAAACCGGATCCGGTTTGGATCCAGAATTTTTAATATTCTTACTTGTGAAAATGTACAGGAGAGAGATTTTGAAAAGTGGATTACGTGCGAAGAGGTGCGGGCATGAGCGTTATTTTATATAAGGTGTTTAAGCAGATTAATAAAGAGATTGACTCAAGAAGAAAAGATCTGCTTAAAGAGGCCGCTAAGCATGTGCAAACAGCTATGAAAAAGCGGGTTAATGACGTTTATTTTGAGGGTTACCATTCACAGCCTGGTGAGCCTCCCGGTAAAGTAACAGGTAATTTACGTAAAGGCATTCAAAACCAAGCAACATCGGAAGAGGCAATTGTCGGTATAAAGTCACCGGGATACCATGCGCACCTAATGGAGTTTGGTACTGATGACAGAGATGTGAAGACAAAAAACCGCAAGTGGCGTTTTGTCGGGCATGTTGAACCCAGACCATTCGTTCTTCCAACGTGGCTGGCTGAAAAAGAAAAGGTTAAAGAAATACTATCGAGGCCGTGGGCATAATGTTTAATGCAACACTTTACACTTTAATAATATCAAATACTGCTTTAATGAGCTATATAAGTAATTATGGCACAGGTAAAGCTGTATTTGATGATTGTGTACCTCAGGAAACACCTTTTCCTTACGTAACGATCAGAATATTAGATGCAAAAGGTCCCGACAAAGCGGTATCTATTTATCCTATATTCATTGATTATTTTGATTATGGTACAAGTAAAGTCAGGTCAAGATCATTTGCAAATCAACTTGACATTCTGCTTGAGGACGCACGGTTATCGTGCGCGGATCATTTTCTTATTCGTATAAGTAAAATGGGCGGCGAATTCATGTCTTCAAATGATCCGCAGGCAATTCATTACAATGTACAATTTACCGGTCGCGGAGACCGGAAATATTGGATAGATTCTCTTAACAAATAAGGAGTTTGTATGTCAAAATACAATGGAATTACTGACGATACATACAAAAGATTTTTGATTGATGCCGGAGCGGTATATATCGGATTTACCAGCCCGTCAAATCTTGGTACTCTTCTTGGTGCAACAAGAGGTGGAAATTCTTTTGTAATTGAGACCGAAATCAAAAACATGCAGGTTGACGGGGCTCCAGGTCGTGTAAAAGGTGATGCCCGAATTGTTAAGTCAAATGCATCAATGAAAATTAAACTGGTTGAAATTACAACCGCAGCACTGCTCCTTGCCTTGCCAGGTGCGACTTCCGCAGCATTCCCTGTGGCACCCGGAACTGCAACACATGATCAGATTAAACGCGCACTGACAATTGCACTGGCCGATTACAAAACAGCTGTCGCGCTTGTTGGTGAGGTTGCCGGGCAAACCGATCCGATGATTTTTGTTATTAAAAACGTGCTTGCAACCGGCGGCATTGAAATCGGAGCGACAGACGGCGAAGAGGCCACTATTGAGATCACTCTCAACGCGTACTATGATCCGGCTGCGCTCACAGATGAGCCGTGGGAGATTCTCAGACCTAAAGAGGCTGCATAATGGGCGTTATTAAACGTAAATTGATACAAAAAGACAGAGTGATTTTGTCGAATTTACTTTTAAAGTATTCGGCAAAAGGCCTGAGCGAGGGCATTTTGTCAATGATTGATTCTGATGCCCTTGATACAGGCAAGCCGCAAAATGACAATGAGCGAGCGCTTATTAATTTAGGCGTTGATCTGCTTGGCAAAATAGCAATTGAATTACAGGAAGATATTAAAATATGGTTCGCAAGTTTAATCGGGGTAACACCTGAAGAATTTGAGGTTCAGGATTTTGATATTGAAATGCAAATCATTGAAGAATTGGCACAGGATAAGAATTTTAAACACTTTTTTTTTGGGCTCTTTCAGAAATTCAACTCGATTCAAAAATTTCTTCCGCGGTCCGGAACCGCGAAAGAAAAGTAAGATTTCGTTATCAGCTCACCGAGGAAAAATTTGAACAGATTGAATTCGGTGAGCTGCTTTTCAGATCAGAAATGATTGAACAGGAATGTTCAGAGATTGAAAAAAGAGAATATAAAATAGCAGCGTTTACAGTTTGGCAGCAGACAAAATGTGATAAATCCTTTGGGCAGTATTTACAATTGTTAGGTCTTGCAGAAAAGGAGCCTCCTATGACTCGAAAGCATAAAGATGCACTGATCAGAAAAGGCCTTAACAATGCAGATAAAATCATTGACAGATTCAGAAAAGCAGACAGATGAGAGAAATATTTAAACTTGTCGGAAAAATTGCAATGGACGGGGTAGATTATGTTGAAAAATCACTCGCATCCATTGAGAAAAAAACCGACAGCACTGCAAAAGGAATGGGTAAATTTAGCGATGGCTCATCAAGAGCCGGAGCCGTGCTTAAATCTTTACCCAAAATATTTGGAGCTGCCGCAGTTTCTGTAGGTGCTATCGCGTCTGCGTGGGTGTTAGCTACAAATGCATCTGCAGATTTTGCTGATGGTATTGACAAAACTGCCAAGCGCATGCAGATGTCAACAGACACATCCCAAAAACTCGACTATGTCATGCGTGGCATTGGTGGATCAGTTGAGGATTTATCGGGAGGAATGCAAAAGTTACAGAAGAATGCAGCTGATGCATTTAATGGTAATAAAAAACTTGCAAATTTATTTGAAAACGATTTGCATGTGTCACTTACAGATGTAAATGGTAATTTAAAAGACACCTCTCAATTATTTGAAGATACTATTTTTGCATTGACAAAAATAGAAAATCCCACATTAAGGGCATCTCTCGCACAAGATGTTTTCGGAAAATCAGCAGTAAACCTTCTGCCTCTTTTGCAAATGTCAAACGCTGAGATTAAAGAACAGATCGCAAACGCGACAAAATATAACCAGGTACTATCTGAAGATTCGGTTAAATCACTGGATGAAGCCGGAGATGCAATTGACGCACTTAATAGGTCAATGAAGGTTGCAAAGGCAGAAGTATTGGCTGGCTTTGCTCCTGCACTTACCACACTTGCTCTAAAAGCAGCTGAGGCCGCCAGTGGCATTCGCAGGATTTTTAACGCATCATCAGACAAGGATATTTATACCGAACGCGGAAATTATGTTGCCGCCGGCCTTACAAATAAAATAAAAGATGCTGAAAATTTTCTTACAAATTTAAAAAGAGGCCAAGCTTCAGCTGAGGATATTGAAAAACAACAATTAAAAATTGCAAATTTAAAACATCAACTATCTGTAAACAAAGGGCTCTTTAACGTATTGGCAAATGGCGACACGTCAAGCGCAACAACAGGAAAATCAGCATCCTCAAATTCTGTAGTTTCTGATCCAGACGAAGATGCCAACAAAGCAACCGATGAAGCAGCAGCTTATGAAAGTAAAAAACAGGATGATATTGATGCAGAAGTAGCAACGCGTATGAATCGTATTACTGAGATTCGCAAAGAGAATACTCAAGCTGTGATAAATTGGGAAACAACAAACGAAAAGGAAAAAATAGAGAACCAGGCATCTTTAGATGCTCAATGGATTGATGAAAAACTGGAAAATGAAAAAGATCTCGCAAAAGAGCAATTAAAAATTGACGAAGATCTTGCTGCTGCGCGTGCAGATCTTGATGAACAGGAAAAGCAAGAAGTTATAGATAAAATATCTTACTGGACAGCATACGGAAGTCAATTGTCTGATGTTTTTTCTCAAATTTACAGCAATAAAATAGAATCTGTAGAAAATGCTGAGACCAAAGAGATAGCAGCAATTAATAACTCGCTTATGTCCGAGGAGGATAAAGCCGCTGCAATTGACAATATAGAAGCTCAATCAGAAAAAAAGAAAAAAGCATTAATGCGCAAGCAGGCAATACTTGCAAAAGCCACAGGCTTATTAGAAGTCGGCATAAATACAGCAGTTGGTATCATGAAAGCAATGTCTCTTACCTGGCCACTAAATTTAGTAATGGCCGCATTTACAGGAGTGATGGGAATAGCTCAAACAGCTGCTATTGCATCAAAACCAATCCCAGCAGCAAAAGGTTTGTTTGCTCCAGCACAGTCCGGCGGAGTAAATACATTGATTGCAGAGGGTAAACAAGATGAAATTGTATTTCCACTTATCACCGGTGTTGACCTTCTGGCAGATTTACTTGTAAATAAATTACTCGGTTTAAAAATGCCGTCCGCAGAATATTCATCCGGCAGCATTAGCGATAATCAACTTACAAATAATACCAGTTCAGACCGTGGTATAATCATGCATTTACATATTGGAAATTTTTTCGGCGATGACGCATCGCTCAAACAACTCGAACGCAAAATGAAAACCATTCGCGTTTCTGAGTCTCAGCGTACCGGCGATTTAGCTTTTTCTTTTTGAGGGGCAACAATGGCAAAGGGTGATATTTATTTAGGTTTAGCCGGGTCTGAAACTCTACTCTCCCCTATCGGAAGAGAGTTTCAGGAGGGTGAGGTCGAGGGATCGCGTACTGACCGTACAGCATCAGGCCGGCTTGTCCGCGATATCATGTGGTCAAAGAAAAATTTTACACTTGATTACAGCGATGCAATTGACGGAGATGTATTGACAATCCTTAAAAATATATATGCTTTACAAACAGAACTTTCTCTTATCGTTCACTATACAGATACCATTGTAACTACATATACTGTTTTGATGAAACCATTCAAAAGAACTCGAAAATTGCTTACAGGCAATCAACTGTGGTCTGGGACATCTATCGAATTGGAAGAGGTCTGATAAATGCAGCCTGTATCAAACGAGTTTAATATTGCTGCGGCCGCAACCACACGCAGACCTGTCGGTAGAGTGAAAATATGCTGGACAGATCCGTATATTGACACAACTATAGTTGCATCTGCGAATGATAAAAACAGAATAAGTTATCCTGAACAGGTTGCAGATCTGAACAGCGATACAGGATCACCGGCATCACGTACTGCTGTAAAGTTCGCTCATCTGGATGGCAACTTCAGGCTTGGCGGGCCCATGCGCCTGGCACCCAGCACTCTTGCCGGAGCTCGCAAATATCAGTTGGGATGGTGGAGCGCTAACAGGTGCAATGGCGAATGTAAATTTACAGTTAATCCGCTGCTTACAGTCGAGTTCGCAGCCCGACCGGTGCTTGGCCTCTTTGTTGCCGGAGACACCGCTTACAATGAGTACCCAGTTGATTTTAATGTATTTATTTACAACGGCGAATCGGTTATTGCAATTAAAGAGGTGCGGGATAATGATCAGTTGAAATACACTGCAAATATCTCAGCGCTGAATCTTTTCAGCGCTACAAAAATAGTTCTTGAAATTATCACTTGGTCAACAGCAAACCGAGTTGTAAAAATTACGGAGTTTTACACTTCAGCTGTATTTACATACGAAGGTGACGATATTATATCAATGTCAATTCTTGAAGAAATGGAAATTACAAACGGAAGCTTACCTGTAGGAAACATTTCAGCAAACGAAATGGATTTGAAACTGCAGAACATTGACGATCAGTTCTGCCCTGGTAACACAGCAGCCACACTACACACGCTCATGAAAAAAAATAGGCGCATTACAGCAGAGCTTGGTTTCCAATTGCCAAACGGCTCGCGCGAATATGTGCCGATGGGAATATTCTGGTCTGGTGATTGGACAATATCAGACACTGAGGTGCCAGTGTCAACCAGTGCCCGTGACCGTATGGAGCTGCTCCGCAAAATGAATCATACAACTGGCACTTTACATCAAAACATTACATTGTATGAACTGGCAGTAATTCTGCTTGACACTGCAAAAGTGACAATGCCTGATCTTGTTTACAATATAGATACCGCTCTGAGCTCATATGTTATTCCCTGGGCGTGGTTTCCCCGGCAGGATTATATGAAATGCCTGAAGCAGATAACTCAGGCATGCCTTGGGCAGGCTTATTTTGATAGAATGGGAACACTGCAAATTGTAGTGCCGAAATTTGATTTATCAACAATCGAACCGTTTGAGATTACAAAAGATGATTACTTTACAAAATCAAACCCGTCAAAATCAGATGAATTATCGAACATAATTGAGGTTACAACAAAACCTCTTATATATGCAGAGGGCAGCGGAGAGGGCGAACCCGGTGAGGATGTTGGCACATCTGAGGAGGCAACACTTGAGGCCGGCGAATCGCAATCGTTTACAATTAAATACAACAGCTCTCCGGCAGTTGCGGCGACAGGAACTATCACCTGTACACCTGCCGGCGCAGTGGAATTTGTATCTGCCAGCTACTATGCATGTGAAGCTGTAATAACCGTTATTAATAGCAGCTCAGCAGCCGCGCAGTACACGGTGGCAGTAAAAGCACGCGTACTGGAAGAAAGTGGCTCTGAGGTGGTCTCTGCGCGCAATGCGGCCAGCATATTGGAGTATGGCGAACAGAAGTATGAATTTAAAGACAATCATCTGGTGCAAACCCGTGAGCATGCTCAGGCAATCGCGGATTCGCTCATTCTTACATATAGCTCTTTACGGATTGATACCGACATAGACTGGCGCGGAAACCCTGCTGTCGAGCTGGTTGACCCTGTGCGAGCACCGGACTATCAGAAAAACGGGATCGACACACGAGGCGTGTATTACATCACCCGGCAGAATCACACGTTTGACGGCACTTATAGAGCGAAATCTGAGGGCCGCAAAATCGTTACATCTATCATTGCAGATGCAGTGGCACACCAGGACACGGATTCAGCAGCTGAATTATATCAGGATACAGACAATTCCGAAACACTCTACCAGGATCAGGATCAATGAAACATTTACTAATCGCACTTTCTCTATGCATTTCATTTGTGTTTGCGGCACCAAACACGATACAAATTACAGGCGCGACTCCGTTCCAGTTTTTTCTCAGAAACTACGCATTTGCAAACATGGCCAGCAACTTGCCAGTTCTGTCAATCGGACTTGCCACAGACTTAAATAGAATTGTTTACAAAAATGCAGCCGGCACAGTACATAAAATTATGGCAGACGGCTCCGGAGCTGCAAACACTCCGCAATATAGGGTTTTCTTTGCTGATAATCTCGGCAGAGCAATAAGCAGCGAATATTTTTATTATTCAAACGATACATTACATTGTGGCAGCGTCAAAGCTGATACAGTATATGTCAAGTATGTCAAAATAAATTTGAACGATACATTGTTTTTTGGTGACCACAATGAGAATTGTTATATTGCCAACAATTCTGATTTTTTTGCCGATGAGTTTAAAGGCCGGTCATTTACCGGAAATTTATATGGAACATCATGGCAGTTGCCATGGGCAACACTTAGTGATACGACGTATGGATCAGGTCAATACCTGATAGTCAATACAACAAAATTCAGACATCCACTTGTGTTCGTTTCTCCATTTGTCATGGACACATCAACAGATGACTCAACGTTTGTTGCAAAACATGATTCCGTAAAAATCCGGGCTAATCTCGCAGTTTCTAAAAAAATTAACGCTTCAGATCTTGATATAGCTGACTCCATCAAATGCAATTCGTTAACAATTGGGACATCTACAGTGTCAGGGAATTGGTATGACACCGGAAGTTTTACATTGACATGGCACGGGTTTTCTGATGTATGGGCAGAGTGGCCTGAAGTTGTACACTATCAAAAGATCGGACGTCAAGTTACATTTTTTATTAAGCCGTTTGACAGAACGTCAAACTCTAACATGTTTTATGCAAGCGGATTGCCTGAAGCAATCTGCCCGCTCGCATCTCAACCGAGTACACAATACATACCAAGTCAACCTGCATTAAACTGCATAAATAACTCCCTCATGATTGGAAGTCAAGGCGTATTAATAACAACAGCATATCCCAACGGACGATACCCTGCATGCAGCCTTGTCTTTTTAAAAGACGGGGATGAGCTTTCATGGACAACTTCAAGTCTTAAAGGTTTTATGTCAAGTAATCAGTCTGTGGGTTATAACCCAGTAACAATTACATACATGATGGACAGATAGGAAAATACTATGTGGCAACAACCATTAATGAACTGGCAAGTTGACGCTTTAATAGGTGAACTTGACATGAACAGAATTGAAAAAGACCTTAATCACTTGTATGTAAACACTTACATAATGGCCGGCAGCTTCATCGATCCGGGCAGTTTACACCAATCAGCTGTGAGTGATTCCAGCAAAACAGTCGGTGCCCTTGTGCTTAATCTGAATCCAGGTGAAAAGATTAAAATTGAGAAAACCTCACATATGCTGGGCGAAAACATTGTACAGTCAACCAGCGTCAGCAAGCTTTATGTCAAGGCGTATGTTGACTCCATAGAAGTGGGCTCCTGGCTTTGTTCCGGTGGTACTGAGCAAGCTCCGATATATCATTATAGTGATGACTTCGTAGATGAAATACTTTACGAAAACGGACTCGTTCAAACCAATGTTCTTGTAAAGTTAATTCTCGCTTTTCAATTTGGAGCATATTATCACACATCAAACAGCTGGAACATACGGCTGGGAGTGAGGGTATAATGGGAAACGTTGAAATAGGTATCGGTCTGCAGTTATGGCAGATTGTTTTTTCTGCTTTCATTTGTCTATTGACAATTGTAGCACTTACATTCAGTGCCGCGGTTACATTTGTCAGGCGTTCAGAATGCTCCCAATGCACTGATAATATTGCAAAGAGCATTACTCAGCTGTACGACATAGTGAGAGATATTAAAACCTCAGTCGGTCGGCTGGAAGGAAAGGTTGAAAAATGAATCTTCTTTTGCAAAGAAAGATATTTACATCAAATAGTACCATTGGCACACTGTCAATTAATGGAAAATTTTTTTGCCATACACTCGAAGACACCGTTCGCCCGGGCGATGTAAAAATTTATGGGAAAACAGCTATTCCTGCCGGCAATTACAAAGTGCTATTGACAATGTCTAACAGGTTTAAGAA